CAGTATCTAAGTTACATGCACCAGGTGTAACTCTAACAGGTTGTTCATAGTTTATACTAGTTGCTGTTCCATTAGACTCTGTAGGTTGAGAAGCTATACCATTTTGTCCAGACGAAAAAGAAACTAAAGCATCTTTTACTTCTAGATTCAAATCATAATAACCTTCAGCCCAGTCATAACCTCTAAAAGCAAGTCCTGTTTCGTGATTTATAGTTACGGAATTTTGTATGTTACTAGTAGGCACTGGAGGTACACTAGTAAAGAATACACCAACTTGATTAACCGCTTCGTTTATTCTATAAGAACCATTGACGATAGTACCAACGTCTCCTATTTGCAGGCTGTTGCTAGAGTTTTCTACTTTTTGTACCGTCATTAAAGGCAACGGTGAGCTAGCAGGCACCATTGTAGGTGGCGTAACTTGAGATATATATGGATCAATGTTGGTTAAAGAACCTGTAAAAGGTAAAGCAACTATATCACCATCGATATCTTTAACGCTTATAGAGAAATTATAACTACCACTTGTTGCGAAAGTATTAGAAAAGTAGTTATAAGAATTAGAGTTCAACTTAAACCTATACGAACCAAACGTGGCTCCAGGAGTTGTTTCTTGTATAACATCAAAAAACGAGCTTACGTCGTTAGTTGGTGAGTTGTTATCTGTTACAGTAAAACTACTTAAAAGTGTGTTTTGTAATGAAACTCCTTCTGGTGAAAGCGGGAAGAAAGCATCTGTTATATAGGGTGAATTAGTATCACCAGTTCCAATACCAGTGCCGTTTGGGTTTTGATTTTCTTTATAAATAAAACCTAAACTAGTTAAACCTACTGGAGCATCAGATCCAGTTAATATATCTTCATTTAGATCAGAGATTAAACCAGTAGTTGTAGTTTCCCAAAATATATCCAACAAAGATTCAACAGGTGGTGTTTCTAAAACAGCTAAAGTAGCAATATCTTTATATGTCTCTAATGAAAACAAAAGTTCCTCGTTTATTGATAATGTTATCTCTCTATTAAGCGTTAAGGTAGGGCTAGAATTACCTGTAGTATTAATAACAACGTAGTCAACTGTCCCGGTTTGCGGAACACCTGCAATAGAGGTTATAACACTACCTATCTCTATAACACCAGTAACAGTATCAACTGGTAAAGTAATTGAATTTGTTACGTTAGCGTTAGCGAGAGCCCTACCCGCTTGTGTTAAAACACTGTTATTAGCACCAAACTGTAAGTTAGAGTCCTTAGAAGTACTCAACTCAGCTATAAAAGGATCCGAATCAGATTTAAAAAAACCGTGATAAGCGTTTAGTGGACTTGTTATAGGTATAGAGTTTTCAAAACTACCTTGAAACTCATAAACGTCGAATAACCCAAATAAATCTTCTATCGAAGATGTCGTGAAAGAATTTCTACCTGGAAAAAACTGACTATTATCACCATTATAGTTTTCAACCCTACCGTAAAGTTGCACTGAGCTTCTAAAGGTTTTATCCTGTGGGCCAACTTCATTTAAGTCTCTAGGAACTTTATTAATATTGTCATTTAATAAAGCTATGTAAGAAATATCTTGGTTTTCTATTGGAAGCAGATCATTAGTGTCGTAGTTATAAGGAGAACCTTTCATTGCTCCAGATGAATATACGTTATAATATTCTTGCTCTGTTTGTTTTACTACTACTTTATAAGAATACCAACCAATCTGATTTATTGTATAAGCAAATTTTAAATCGTTTAACACGTATTGTTTATATAGGTATGAGTCGTTTATAGCTCCATCAGCATCTACTGTGTAAGTACCAGCTAATAGTGATATCGATGTAACTTTTACGTAGTCTCTGTATTCACCTCTTAGGTAATCTCCAACTCTAGGCACACTAGCGTTGTTAGGGTATGTAGCGTCTAACGTGAACAGCAACTGGGTTTGAGAGCTATTAGTAAATGATGCTGAATCTATAGAAAAACCAATTCCTGAAAAAGTAGGATCTTGGTATTGAATAGCATATAAACCAGCTTCGCTTAAAGTATTTTTATCGTTTAATCCACTTGATATTTTATTTCTAATAACTACCTGGATAGCATCTCCAAACCATTGTTGAATATTAGGTTGAGTACTTCCGTCATAGTAGGGTCTATAGACAGTTGAACCACCTTTAAACTCCAATGTACCAGCATCTAAACCAGTCAAATCTACTGGTGATAATATAACAGGTGTTTGTCTACCAAATTTATCAGCTAAAATAAAACCTACTTGGTAGTTTCTATTCTGTTTAATATTATGGTTTGGGTATTCAACCCAAGAATCGAAGTTGTTAGTGTTTCTAGCAAAAGCCCCAACGTAGTAATCTATAGAGTCCGGTGATGAATATCTGTCGTAGAAGTTACCATACATCACTCTATTACCGGTAGTTTCTTGAGACAAAGCTCTAATAGGAACCTTGTCGTAAACTCTAATTATCTCAGATTGAGGTAGTGTTTTGTATGGTTTTCTTGATTGATATTGATAAGAGTATGTGCTAGTTTGTAAACTTGCGGAAGGTATAGATCCTATAGTTAAACTCTCTAACACTTTAACAATTAAAGAATCTGATTCCTTGTATAATACATCTATAGACGTTATTTTATATTCAGACTCTATGTCTACTCCTTTAGATGGTAAAGGTATCAATAGCTCCATGTTATTCATTTCATTCTCCATGAAGTCTAAAATAGTAGACTTAAAAGCAGTTTCTTCGTCTCCTTCGTGAAAATAACCTTTTTGTTTTGGTACGTATGCTATTTGAGTAAACGGTGCCATTATAGAATACTCACCGTCATCAAACTTAAACCTATAAGAAAACCTTACATACTTCTCTTCTAGCAAATCAGGATCACCTGGCCAACCAGTCGAGGTGTCTTCTTTAGTCATTGTAGATTTTAAGAAAGTAACATTAGCGTTATCACTAACTGTAGCAAGATACTGCACTGGCACTGTTGTCGCTCCAACTTGTGTTACAAGCGTAACTATATTACCTGTTTTACTTCCAACCGTAACAAAATCTGAGCCTGAAATAGCTGTTGTTTGATCTAAGTTTTTTGCTACAACAATCATTCCCACTTCAACATTACTAGCATCGTCCAGAGTTAGAGAATCAACACCTGAAGACGCCGCAGTTGTTTCTTGTTCAACCTTTTTAAGTAAACTTATAGGCTCATATGGATTATACTTAGCTACGGATATAGTATCTTCCGTGGTGTAATAACTAGTATTATCTATAGCTGTATTAATGTTTATTTTTCTAGGTTGATTTCTATCGTCAGTAAAAAACAGCAAATCTTCTATTAGACTAACTCCTAAAACTTTATTAGTGGTAGAAAAATTCAAAAACTCACCACTCACTACTTTTTGGTAATTAGGATTATTTTGGTCGTAAACACATATGTGACACTCTTTAAGTGGGCTAGGGTTAGTCGTGTTAAAGTCTGAAACATACGTTGGGCTAGCTGGATCTTGATCAGTGTAATTAGTTACAAATGTTATTATCCTGTTATTTCTAGCGTCAGAAAAATAACCTATAATTTCACAGCTAGAGTCGTAAGGTAAAATACTAGTTACACTAGCATTACCTATCATGTTTTCCAAAGCACCAACATCAGCGTCCTCTGATTTACCTACAGATATATTCTGTGCGTCGCGATACTCACCATTAGGTATAAGTCTATCATCTAAGTCTTTATTCATCTTAGACTTTAGAAAAGTATTTTTAATCTCAGCCATTTAATTCTAGTGTTTTATCCATTTAGATTTACCTCTCATAACTTGCACAAACTCGTCAAGTTTAATGTTTGATAATCTTATTTTAGCATTTCTTAATTTAGCACTTTTTTCTTGACGTAGTCTCTGTACTAAGTACTCTGGTTGATTAGCTCTAGTAGAAACTATAGCGTGTAAAATATAAGCATACATAGCTTCTTCAGCCATCTTAGGGACTCTAGTATCTAAGTCATAAGCTAAACCATCAGAAATGTACTCTAAAATGATTATACGGTCAACTAGATCGTTTGAAAAAGAAAAAGTATTTTCTCTTTCATTTATAGTAAACCAACCATTTATCTGACTAACCTCTGGTTGTATTCCGTAGAAGCCATTTTGCCAAGCAAAACCTTGACCAAAACCTCCACCATATATATTAGCCCACACAGGTGATCCATCTTGTAGTTGATTGTTTATTACACCGATACCGTTAGTGTCCCATCTTTCCTCTGTAATAGAAGTACCCTGAGTGTTATCGTTAAAGTTATCTTGAGTTGGTACACCACTGCTGTCCTGTAATGGTATAGCTGTTGGGTTACTTGTTAACGTTGTTGGGTATATAATATGCTTAATACCAGAGCGGTCTATCCAAGACATGTTAACATAATTAACGTAGTCTTGTGGCATAGGTACACTTAAACTAGGTGGTATACTTAATTCTTGCGACTTGACGCTTTTCAACGTGTCATAGCTAAACTCTTGCATTGCTCTTTTAGCAAAGAAAACAACATCTGTTCTTTTTACATCAGATATTATTTTACCAGTTCCAACATAAGCAACCATAAAGTTACTAACTACATCGTTTAATTTAGTGTAAGAGTATGAGCCCCAGTTTTCTTCGACAGCGTTTCCAATAGCGTCTTTGTTTCCATAGCTACCACCATTCTTTGACTTCAATTGAACAGCTACAGCAGTGTTTAAAGCTATGCCTGTAGCGAGAGTGATAATATTATTGTTAATACTGTATTCAGCAGTGTATTCTGTATAAACTAAATCTCCAGGTGCTGCCGTGTATATCTTAAAATTGTTTAAAGAGTATTTGGGATCTATAGGGTTATAACTACCAAGAACTAGATCTGTGTCAAATGTAGTTGGTCCAAAAACTGTTTGATTAGCAGTAGATAAAAAGCTTTGAGCTCCTGCGTAGTATTGGCGATTATTTTCGGTTATTAAACCTCCATTAGGTGTAGGCATAGTTTATTAGCTTTTTTGATTTATTTGTTCTGCTTGCACTTGCTGAGCGGCTAAGTTTACTAAATTGTAATCTTTTACAACAACTCCAGCGTACAACAATATTTTTACAATAACCTCAGGTTGCTCTGATACATCTAGTTCAAAGTCTTGAGAGCCACTAGTTACATATTGGTAGTAGTTTTGACCTGAAGGAATTTCAAAGTTCCAAATAACATCAAGTGGTTTCTTAACATAAGACACACTGATATTATCTTCTATATCATTTGGCTTCAAGTAAAGCTTGTTGTCCTCGTATAAATACAACGGGTATTGTTCAGTGGGTTTGGTTAAAGGTGATTGGTTAACGTATAGAAGATCATTTCTTTGTACTAATTGAGCTTCTATTTCATCTTTATAAATAACAGTACCTAATCTATATAGTTCTGTCGGTAATGTGAAGTGGTCTGTTGAATAAGTAGTAGCTTCATATTTTTTAAATATAGCTATCTTCTCATCAATGTTTTTTATACGATCAGCGTATTCGCTATCGTTATCTGGCACTCTAAGTTGTTGGTTTAAACTTTCAAAGTAATTTTCAAAAGTTTCAAGCTGAACTTGAGTAGCTATCTTATTGAACTCGTCAGGCGTCATATAGCCTCGTTGTTCTTTATTTAGTATTAATAAGACTGTTTTATAAACCGTGTCTACACTTATTGCCATTTGTTAGTTTTTTTATTATAATACAGAGAAGACCGCCGAAGCGATCTCCTATATATTAGTATTACATGTTATAGAAACTTTTTCTCTATAGATTTGAAAACTTCTAAGCCTTCATCTGTTTTAAAGAAAGCCGCCATAGCAGAGTATGGATGCTCGTCGAAAGGTACTGTCATTAGTTTTCTACCATTAGAAGCCCAAACAAATGTTCTTTGGTCTGCAGACAGCTTAATTATAGCTGATTCCGTTGCTTTAATAGCAAAGTTTCTTAACTGTACGTTTTCGTCATTAGCTAGATCGATAAATAAATGTGGATTTCTCCTAGCGAACATTATAAGATCTCTTTTTATTTCTCTACTAGTCATTTTAGATACTTCAGATCCTACCTCTACCCTTAATATAGCTTCTGCTTGATCGATGTCCATAGATTTAGCAGCGTTTAAAGCTTCAATTTCAGTCTCTAAATAAACTAGATCGTCAGTTGCTTTTTCAACTTTACTAAATTCGTAATATTTACCGTTTAAAGCTGGGTGGTATATAGATAATAGTTTCTGTAAATTTTGTTTTTGTTTAGGTACAAATAAAGTACCATTTCTAAACATAACATGCCCAAGAGTTGATTCACCTTTTTGCTCTTCTACAAGTGGTGAGTTTTGATTTGTAGCATATCTTAATTCTTTTTGTTCTCCAGTTTCTTCGTCAAACCATAACAAAGGAAATCTAGCAGAATGCCTAGATGGTAATGTTAACGTTAATGGAGTAAATGAACCTTTTAAAATATAAGTTCTATCTTTGATTTCCCAACTAGGTTTAGCTGGTTCTACTTTTACTTTTTTTGGTGTAATTGGTTGAGGTGCAACCTCAGTTTTAGTTACTGCTTTTTTAGCTTGATTCGCCATGATATAATAAAATTTAATAATTTAATAAAAGTAATAATTACCCCCGTTGATATAACGAGGGTAAGAATTACAATAATTTACTTTTGTATTAGTCAGTGAACAACACGAAGTTGTTCGCAGCTTGTACACATAAACATCTTTCAGAAAGGAAGTGTACCTCCATTGCGTCAAGATCAGAAGTGTAAGCTCCTCCAACAGATCCAGTCAACCAAGACTTCATACGACGGTCATCAGTTTGAGATGCTCTATATCGTACGTGCAAGAATGGACGTCTGATGTTAGTTCCCAAAATTTGATCGTAAACTGTAGAAGTTCCAGCTGGTACCAATATTCCTTCGATACCTGAATCTGCAACAGCTCCACGAGTAGATGCGTCGTTCAAGTATTTCCAGTCGGTCTTATAGAAGTCGTAAGAACCTCTTCTGAATCCAGAGAAACCTAGGTTAAGTGCCATATCTTCAGAGTTCTCAAACAACCCATAAGCAACACCACCATTTGGTCCAGCAGATACTCCACCTAGCATGTTATCAATAGTCAAAGAAAGTTGACGATTAACAAATAGCATATTCTCTTCAATAGCTCCTTGAGTATCTAAGTTTTTAAGAATTTGGTCAAATTCCGTTAACACCCCAGGTTGTGGATCAAAACCAGCAAAGATGTTACCTCTTTGTTTTACAGCAGCAAATAAACCTTCAGTTCCTTTGTACTTAGTATCACCAGCGATAGCAGCAACCCCTGATCCAGTAGCGGCTAGAGTTCCCTCAACTACAGACATTTCTAAGTAATCTTCAAAACGTAATCTAGTTTCAGATTCAGCTTTTAAGTACCACAAATACCCTCCAGTTCCATCTTCAGTAGCAACTTCTACCCATCCAATCTGAGCAGCGTCAGATCCAGAGATAGCGTATTTATCTTTAATGATGATAGGTGAGTTAGAAAATTGAGTGAAAGAAGGAGTGATTGATTTAATATCAGCATCTCCAGTTCCTTTCTTATACTCAGATCCGTATACAAAGATCTTAAGTCCAGTATCAAGAACGTTAAAAGTAGCATCAAGATCAGCTCCAGTGTAAGTAGCAACTGTAAGAGTGGCTAAAGTAGCAGAAGTATCAACACTGTCTATTACTAAAGCAGTTACTTCAAGTCCATTAGCAGGATCCATAACTACGATAGTATCGTTTTTAGAGATTACATTCCCTACAAAGTTCTCTCCATTAGCAGCGTCTAGTACAAAAGTCAAAGTAGTAGCAGAAGCAATAGTTACATCGTTGTAAGCAACATGCAATCTGTTTTGTTCAGACCATACTACTTGATCAGAAGTCATAGGCATTTCAGCTCCTACCATACGCAAGAACCCAGACAATGTTCTGTTTCCGTAACGCTCTACTTCTTGTTCATAAATTTCAGGTAGATATTGTTGTGCAAAATCGTTTCCTGATCCGTCTGTAAAACTTAAATAGTTGTCAGACAATAATTGTTGTTTTTGACTCGGTTTAATTGAACCGAATGCGTTGTTTAATGCCATTTTTAAATGATTTTAAATGTTAAATTTTAATTTTTTTAATCTTTAATTTAGATGAACTAAGATTGCTTTCGCCTAATACTTTTACCTTGATACCATCTTTGAAGCCTGTTTGAGGCGCTTGCCTTACAGCTTGACTTGGATTTTTTGAACCGTCTATTACTTGTTTGACAGCATCGGCTTTTCCTTGTTCGTAAAAATGATTAGCAATAGTATCTACGTTAGCAGCGGCGTACATAGCTTTGTGATAACCAGTCGGATCTTTAACATTACCGTCATTGTCAAGAAACTTTCCTACAATATTGTTAATGTTTGATTGGCTTTCTGCAACCTTACTAGGATCTTTTACACCATATCTAAATTTCTTTTCTCCTAAATTGAAATCAAAACCTTTGAAATCTTCTGAGAATAATTTTTTAGTTTGGCTTTTAAATGCCTCGTGTTGTTGCTCGGCTTTACCTTGCTCTTCGTTATATCTATTGAAAAAGTCAGTAGCTTTCTTTTGCTCTTGAGTTACGCCCGGTCTCAACTTGATATCGTCGTAGTATTTACTCTTTGTTTGCTCTAGAAAGTTCTTGGCTTTTGCAACTTCTTCTTTGAACGCAAGCTTTTTCTTGCGGATGTCTCTTTCCTCGTCTAGATCTTCATCGTATGAAAAATCCTCAAGTAAGAGACTTACATCCTCACTGTCTAAGTAAGGCTTTGTTTTACTATAATATTCTTTAAGTAAAGTATTGTTATCTATGTTAGAATAATCAGCATTTAGTCTAACGTAATCTTCTAACGTCCCACCTGTCTCGTTCATAAACGTAACAAGTTTTTCAATGTTTTCAGGAAGAGGAGTTCCAGCTACTTTATTATCTCTAATAGCTTCTTCTACTTCTTGCTTAACTTCTTTTACTTCTTCTTCTGTTATTTCTTGAATAATTGGGTTTTCATCTTGAATGGAGCTTTCCCCTGATGATACTTGTTCACCCACTTCTTGTACAGCTCCGGCTCGTTGATCTTCAACCACGTTTGCTGCTTCTTGCTCTGTATTGGCATTTTCTTCAGATTGTTTTTCTTCTGAACCAATTACCACTTTGGTAACTTCTTGTTCTTCATTTTTTTTCTCTACTGGTGTAGATAAATCGACCTTGATAGGTCCATCTTGTGTTTTACCTAGATCCTTAGGCTTTGTTTTTTTACCTTTTAGAGAGAATTCTCCCTCTTGCTTTTCTTGTGACATAATATAATATAATTAAATAGTTAAAATTTATTCTTACTTAGGACCAAACTGTTCTAGTCCAAATCCACTAAGATTATCAAAACCAGCAGACTCGAAGTTTTTAGGTAGCTCGTCGTTTTGTCTCTGAGCTATAAGTTCAGACTGTTGAGTAGCTTGTATTCTAGTCCTTTCGTCTTTGCGATTTTCAATCTCAGACTCTTTGTTTTTTTCTACGTCTGCTCTAGCTTTTGCCAGCTGTAACTGGTAGCTAAACTCTTCAGCCATTAACTCTCTTTTTATTTGAGCTTCTGTCTGCATACGTTGTATCTCGAACTGAGACTTAGCTTGCTCTATACTAACTTTTTCTTGAGTTATAGCTTGTTGTTTTTGAACCTCAGCCATAGCGGAAGCTTCTGTTGCTTGAGCGTTAGCCTGTGCTTGAGCCTGTATGTTAGCTTGTTGATCAGCCATCTTTTGTTGATGACGCTTTTTCTTTTTAAGCTTTAATAGCTGATTAGCCATTTTTAAGTTCCTAACTTGTCGTATATCTATAACATCGTCAAGATCTATATTTTGAGTCTGAAGTGCTATTTGTAAGTTTTGCTCTAGTTTAGCTTTTTCTTCTTCGTCAGGTTCTAACTCTAAATATATACCAAAATCATGTAAATTTAAGTTTTCAATTTCACTAAGTGTTTGAAAGTTATAGTTAGATATACTTTGCTTTAGTGAGTTGGCTGTTAGTGGATATGATAAAGAATCAGCAATTTTTAAAGAAATATTTTCACATACTCTTAAGGTCAAAAACAACTGAGCTTGCATCAAGTGTCTTGTAGCTGTATTAGACGCGTTGACTGCCATTTTTTGTAAACCTAATAAAGAGTCTTTGTCTGGCGTAGAACCGTCTCTTGCCTCGTTTAGCCCGGTTACGTCTCTAATCATTTGTAAGTAATACTGGTACGTATTAATTAAGGATCCTATTTTACCTTGACCTGATGATGAAGTTAGCTCTTGAACAGGAACTTTACCAGCATTCATACCTCCTTCTTGAGTTAAAGATCTACCAACAACGCTACCTGTTTGGAAATACATATTAAGAGCTTCCGCGGGATTATAACTTGTACCATTACCTAAGTCAACTTCAGCTAAACCATCCATATCTAAGAATACACCATCAGGTACTATTCTAGACATTACTTGCTGTAGCTTTAGGTGAGTTAACTGAATCATATCTGCAAAACCAGTTATTCTACTTACTATAGACTCTATTCTACCTTTATAAATCCTAGGTGCACATATAGAGTAGTTCATTTCTACTTTAGTTGTGTCAGCAAAGGGTCTAGACATATTTTCAGCGAGTTTCCACTCTAGCATATGGTTATTACCTAAAACTTTAGCCCCAGTATACAACACCTCTATACTTCTACTTACTCTTTCGAAATTATCATTAGAAGGTGGATCAAAGCTATCTGTTTTTTCTATAGCTTTTTCTAATCCGTTATCTGTTGTTTTTATTTTGAACACCTGGTTCATATAAGTCTTGTATTCAAAATACATAACTTGAACAGTGTTTGAATCATAATTACCCCAACCTGTTATATACTGAGAATTACCTGGCATTTCTTGTATAGCCTGTAATTCATCTTCAGATATATCTGGAAACTGTTTTTTTAATTCAGATATGGTTATAGACTTTACTTCTCCAACATAATATATGTCATTAAAGTTAGGATCTTCAGTATACGAGTAAACCATATAAGCTGGATCAACGTAATCAATAGTTACTCCGTTGGATGGGTTGAAACCTGTTTTTACCGCAGCAATACCTAGTACTGTTAAATCGTAATTTAATCTACGTCTAATTAAGTTATACTTGTTTCTTGCTAAAGTATTATTTATTACTTCTTCTTCAGCTACCTCAATACCCTGCTTGTAAGATAGTTGCATATGTAATTCTAACTCTTCAAGAGTAGATGGTAACTCTTCTTGTTTTAAGTTTGATCTTGAAAAATCTACTCCAATACCTTGCTTTGCTTGTTGTATTAAATCTTGAGCAGCCATATCTGCTGCTATTGCCTCGGCGTGATCGGTTCTTTTCTTTTGACTCTCAGGATCTTGTGCGTAAGCAATTATATCGTATTCTTTATTAGACATACCATTAACGACAATGTCTACGAATTTAGGTATAACTGGTACGGGCTTCCAGTCTAAGTTTAGATAAGATAAATCTCCATTTATTGATAACTCGTCTTTATACTTAGCTATTGATTGTTCACCTCTAGCGTATAGTCTAAGTTGGTGGTAGTTACTGTAGCTTTGAGCATATCTGTTTCCAGAACGACCCTCTTGAAACCACTCTCCTTCGATAGCTCTAGCGACTTGAATCCCGTAATCTAAGCTTGCTTTAACTTCATCACTAACTACTTGGCTAGGGAAAGAGCTATTAGTATTGGTGTATACTTTCATTTATCTTATAATTTTTGACGATGTTCCTTTGTTATCGTACCGTTTTATACCTAAATCTATTTTCTTGTATTCTTTTTTAGCCACAGGAGTATATCTGTTTTTGTTACAAGCCATTATAGCTAAACCAGAGCTAATAGATGCATCGTGTTTTGTTCTATTGTTTATATTAAACTTAGCCCAATCTTCTAGTGTTCTTTGAAAATACATACTACCATATCCATTAGGTGTAACGCCTATGTTTTCTTCTATGTATGTTTCAATAGCAGCAGCGTGAGCTTGCTTCATATCTTCACTAGAGTTCGGCACTCCACCTATTTCTCTTTCTGTAACAGATAATTTGTTATACACTTTATCTGGTCTATTCATTGCGAAACCTCTGTAACCTCTTCTTTTGAAGTGGTATAGTAATCTAGGTTTGTTGTTTTCGCACAATATAGGCATTCCGTAGAATACACAAGCCATCAACACATCTTCGAAAAATATTTCAGCTGTTTGAGGTCTAGCTATGTATTCCAAGAAAAATAAGTTTGGTGGTACGTTTTCCATTGAAAACTTTGTTAAGCCGTGTAGAGATCCGTTAGAACCTCTCTTATCAACTGTACCTGATATATCATAGCTATCACAACCGAATGCTCCGCAATGCTCATTACCCGCGTGCTTTACACCGTTTTTAACTATTATTCTATTTTGTAAACTAACTGGTGGAACCCAAGATATTTTGAATCTACCATCTTTGTTTGGATAGAATAAAACTCTACTATCTTTTATACCGTTTTCCCATTGAAAGCTACCTGTTGTTACTGTAGCGGTGTTTTGCAAATCAGCATTATAGTCTATTTGCTCGTATATTTTTGTAAGATTAAACAAAGACTCTTTTGCTTCATCTCTAAAAGCGTGTTCTTTTGTACGTGGAAATTGACGATAATATTCGTTTAATCCATCTTGGTCATCTTTTAAACCTTCTACCTCATTTTGCCAGTGTTCAATAACACCTTGATTTATAGTATCACCGAAAGGATCTAAAACTTCCTCTTTTGGTGTGTCGAATACAGGTAGTCCATAAGAATCAATGAATCCTTCGTAGTTCCATTCCATAGGAATGAACAAACTATATAATCCCGAACTAGTCTGTCCGTTGCGGTTTCTTTTATTGACATCTGATGCGTAGTATAATTTTTTAAAGTTTTCTCCACCTTTGTCTAGAGCGTTTGATGTTGAGCCCATCATACATTTGCCTATAATTCTAGAACCAAGACGTAAACAAGTTTTTGTTACTCGCCAGTTGTTTAGAATATTATTTGGCTTCTCCCATTTTCCACTCTCGTCGTGTACTAAAAGTTTTAGCTTTTCACCATCGTAAGAGTTGTCTCCTGTATTCTTCCAGTCTATAGTTGTGTCTAGACCTTCTAGCTCTTCTGGTCTTTCAGTTGACGTTATATTTTTTCTAGTTAATTTAGAAGCTGGTACCCTATAAGCTAGCTCTGTTTTAGGTCTATCCATACCATCTTGTATGGGTTTGAAGAAAAATGGGTAGTTGACTGATATTGGCACAACCTTGTCTGTAAACATCTTCTTCGCATCAGGACCTGATTTAGATAATATTCCAAATCTCGCGTCACTTGAAATCGTAGCTTCATTAACTGTTTCTCCAGATGCCATGAATGAGAAACCTGAACGTCTGTTTTTAAGGTAACAGA